GATCCAGGCGCACTAGCTAAAAGCTATGTAAATGCACAACGCATGATTGGCGCTGACAAGATAGCAATACCTAGTAAGTCTGCTACACCGGATGAGTGGCGAGAAGTCTATACAAAGCTTGGCGCACCGACAGAAGTTGGTGGGTATGAGCTTGGAGATGATGCGCCGCTTGCAGATGAATACATGAACTCTTTTAGACAACATGCTCTAAACGCTGGATTAAATTCAAATCAAGCAAATGAAATGATGGCATTTATTCGCAGCACAGTAGATGGTGTAAACCAAGGATATGAGCAAGGCGCTGAAGAAGCTCGCTACGCATCAGAGCAAGAACTGCGTGAAGAGTTTGGTCAAGCATTTGATCAGAGGTTAGAGATGGCTCAGTTGGCTGCTCGTGACCTTTTAGGAAGCACAGAGATATTTGATGAGATCCAATTATCTGATGGTCGTATGTTGGGGGATCACCCAGCGATTGTGAAGATGTTTTCTAACCTAGCCGCACAGATTGGAGAAGATAATTTGGCAGGGGAAACAACAGAACTAATTATGACACCAGAAGAGGCGTCAAGGCAAATTACAGAAATGACATTGCCGAATACGCCATATTGGGATAAAATGCATCCAGAGCATAGCACTTTTGTAAACGAAGTGCTTCGGCTTCGGGAGTATACCTAGTGGATAACCGAAAGGCCCACAAGTAAGCTTGTAGTCAAGCGGAGTAGCTACCCTAAGTAGCAGCAAGGCCTCGCAAGAGATAACCAAGCGCAGCAATCTTAAACTGAAACAGAAGTAGGAGAGACAAATGTCTACCCAAATTACTACAGCTTTTGTCAACCAGTTTAGCGCCAATGTCCAAATGCTATCACAGCAGATGGGTTCTTTGCTGCGTAATGCAGTGGATACAGAAAGCGTTAACGGTGAGAAAGCTTTTTTTGATCAAGTAGGACAAGCTGCGGCTGTTCTGCGTACATCGCGTCATGCGGATACACCATTAGTGGAAACACCGCATACAAGACGTATGGTTACAATGTCAGACTATGAGTATGCTGATCTAATCGATGACAGCGACAAAGTACGTTTGCTTGTAGACCCAACGTCAACATATAGCCGTGCAGCCGCTGCTGCTATGGGCCGCGCAATGGATGATGTAATCATCACTGCTGCTCTAGGCACATCGCAAACAGGCAAAGACGGTTCAACATCAACCACGCTACCAGCAGGGCAAAAAATTGCTCATGGTTCCGCTGGCTTGACTATTGCAAAGCTAGTATCTGCTAAAGAGCTACTAGATGCAGCAAGTGTTGATCCATCTATTCCACGGCATATTATTGTTTCACCAAAGCAGATCTCTGACTTGCTGAACAATACAACCGTGACTTCAAGCGATTTCAACACTGTAAAAGCTTTGGCTCAAGGTGAGATTTCAAGTTTTGTAGGGTTTAACTTCATAGTAAGTAACCGACTAAACACTGATTCAAACTCTGATCGCCAGGTTATTGCGTTCGCGCAAGACGGTATCAAGTTAGCTGTTGGTAAAGAACCGGCTGCTCGTATTGATGAACGTGCTGACAAGTCATACTCAACGCAAGTCTATTACTGCCAAACCATCGGGGCAACTCGTATGGAAGAGGAAAAAGTAGTAGAAATTGCGTGTAACGAATAAGGAGATTGACTAATGGCTACTGTTTATTCAACACAACGCACTAACACACGAGCTACTCCAGCCGTGATGAATAAGGCGAATGAGCTAGGCGGCAGGGTCCGTGTTGCTCATGGCACATACGAAGCATCTTCTTTAGCATCTGGTGATGTTATTGAGATGTTTATACTTCCAGATGGCGCACGTTTGCTTGAAGGTTCTTTAGCGCATGACGCTCTAGGTTCTTCAACAACATTGTCAGTTGGTTATGCTGCACACACAAACGCTGCT